ACAGCAGCTGTGCGAACAACTGTTGTTGCATCAGTATTGTATTCTGAAATGAATGCAATTGCTGTTGGGGTTGCAGATGCAGTAATTGAAAAGGCTGCTCCGTCAGTTGCTGCGGCTGCCGAGTAAGCAATACGAGCATCAAACTCGTATGTTTCTCCAGCTTTGCCATAGAAACCAAAGTCACCTGAATCAAGTGCTGCGTATGAAACGCCGACCGTTACGTCAGCTGCGAGAACGTTTGTGCGTTCTACGATGAATTTATTATTTGTTGCCATAGTTGTATGTCTCCTTGCCTTTCGGCAGATACCTAACTAATGTTTTTATTAATTAGAATTTGTTTTTTGTTTTTATAAATAGCTGGCACTGGGAGAGTTGCCCGAAGGATGACAACCTTTAAACTCCCAGCACCAACTACATCTTTAGCTATTACGCGTAGCTAGCGTCTGCTGTCAAGTAACCCTGACGTTGACGGTTGCTGCAGGTCAACTGACCATAGGCCAACACGAGGGCGTAACGGGCGTCAACGCCAGCTACAGTGCCGTTCATGAAGTCTGTGGTGGTGAACCAGTAACCATTCAAGCCGGTGAGCTTGAGGTACTTCGTATTAAGGAAGTACATCGGCGCATCGGATGTGTCAACTGCCAATTCAAGGTCAAACACAATTGGTGTCTGCTTGAACATCAAGTTTTGGAAACCAGCATTTGCCTTAGCAACGTCCTGGTAACGAACTTGGTTAGTCAACAGTGACTCATACTTCTCGAACAAGCTGGTGTTCGTGATGATAAGGTCAGGAACATCAGAGCCCTTTGAAGCACGGTTGTATACGTCAGCCATGTTATGAAGTGCAAGTGTTGCACCCATCGTGGTTCCCTGTGTTGGGTTCCACCACTTGGTTCCATCTGGTGATACGTTAGTGTTAGCATCAATGCCACCGACTACGTTGTTCTGGGTAGCAACTATGTTACCAAGACCATTGAAGTCGCTTCCAGCTGATGCTGAACCATAAAGCTGCTCGTTAAGAGTTGTCTTAAGCGACATTTCAGCTTGCATGATTTTAGCATTCAACAGTTTGATGATTGCCTCGGTGCCACGGTTCTTTGCTTCTTCAATACCGCTGATTGCGATAGAAGCAGCCATCTGCTTCCAGTCGTACTCAGCAGCAGTGATGCCTTCCTGTGGGGTAAGGTCAATTGCATCGTAGCCCTGGTATGTCGAAACAGTATCGTTTACTGCGTACATCAATGGTTCTATGATTTGGGTGCCGCCTTCTTCAACACGGACACGTCCGCGCTCATTAAGGTGGTTAAGAAGGACAAGGTCCTTGAAAATGTTATCAACCAGCGTTGGCTGGTAGTTTTGCAACGTAGTTGATAACAGTGAATTAAAGTCGGGATTACCGGCCATGTTAATATCTCCTGTTTGTTGTTGTTTGGTTAATAATTTAACGTCTTCTTAGCCTGTTCAAAGGCCTCAAAGACTGACGTTGGTTTAGCAGCTTTTGGTGCGGCTGAATTTTTGTTGGCAGAGCCACCAGAAACCACTGATGCTGAACGTTTTGCCTCAACTCTAGATTGTTCTTGTGCTAGTTTCTTCTCTGCCTCGGAGGCTTTAGAATAAACTTTATCAAAGGTAATCTGTTTAAAGACTGCCTCTAAATCAGTCGAACCTGTTGCTAGAGCTTTGGCTACGATTTCATCAGCGTTAAAGTCGTCACCATATTTGCTTTGCAAAGAATCAATAGTTTTAGCTAACTCATCCATAGCTTTAGATTGCTCGAAAGCCTGAATTCGTTGCTCTAACTGTCGAAGTTGCTGTTCAGCTGGGTCCATCCATTCATCCTCTTGAGGTTGAGTGGCTACACCGTATTGCTGTTGCAGCAACTGCAAGGTAGCAGCTGGGTCATTTTGCAGAGCTTCTGCTAATGCACTAGCGTACTGAACTTGTTTTCTTTGTTCGCTGAGTTCCTGTGTCTTACGAGTATAATCCGCTTGACGCTGATACCCAGCTAGAGCCTCCTTTACTGGAATTACTACTTCTTCGCCATCTACTTGGAGTTTGATGACCTTGTCAGCAATCTCTGTATAGTCGAATAAATCTAATTCTTGTTCTGGAGTTTCTGCTACGACCTCTGTCACTTCATCAACTTGTCCGTTTGCGGCGGGGTCAACTACGTTTTCAGGGTTAGCAATATTATTATTATCTGTCATTGATGGAGTCCTATCCTTCGTTGGTTATTCCTAATATAAGCATTAAGCCTACACTATAGATATTTTCTTTACCTATCTTTTATTGTCCACCCAATAATGCTTGTAGCAGTTCAGGTGGCAAACCAGCTAATTCAGGTGGCAATTCTTGTGTTGGTGGTGCAGCAGCTTCAGGTGGTAAACCTTGTCCACCTAATAATGCGGCCAATATTTCTGGTGGTAATCCTTCTATTCCACCTTGTGCTGGTCCAGCTTGTGGCGGACCACCCTGTCCACCCATTAAAGCAGCCATTAATTCAGGAGGTAAACCCTCCATGCCACCTTGTTCTGATTCCATTGCTGCCATTTGGTCTGGGGCCATACCTGGTGGCAAACCCTGTCCTTCTAAAGCAGCTTGGTCAGGTGACATTGGCATACCTTCTGGTCCTTGCGGTTGTGGAGCTTGTTGCAGGAATGAACCTGGGTCTTTTACTCCAAATCCTTGCGACAATACATATTCTGCCAACTTTGACAAGTTTACAAGTCCAGCTTGGGCAAATGGTTGCATTGCTGAAACTATCTGGAGTGCCATATCTCTACGGAAAGCTTCATTACGTGGAGCTGTAGATCCAGCCTCAACATTAAAGTCAAACTCACCAGCAATATAATCTTTATCAAAAGTTAACCATACAGGTGCATTTTCAGTACCTACTATTCTTACAGTTTGTTCACCAGTTAAATACTGTTGAGCAAGCATTATAAGATTAGAAGCACAAGCTGCTATACAATTTTCAATTTGAATAAGTTTTTCAGATACTCTAGCATTTCCAGCTTCAGCAATGATTGATGCTTCGCGGGCGGTACGAGTAGTTTCTGGAATAGATCCACGTTGATATTCAGATACACCTGATACACGGTCAATGTCTGCTTCAATTGAAGCGCTCATCTGATAGAACTCAGGTGGGTTAATGTAGGCCGGCATTGCAGCAACTACGTTACTTAAGTTCTCATTGCCTTTAACTGGCACCAATACGTTGTCATCGTCTGATGCCAAAGCCTGACGTCCAACATCATCGAATGCTGATTCACTAAATAGATACTTACGGGAGAAGCGTTTTCTATGGTTCATCATCTGTGTACGAGTTTCGTTTAATTCGTACTGCAGTGGTTCAATTGCTTCAAGTTCACCCATTGGATAAAAGAATCCAGGAATCTCATAGTTGCGCAACATAATGAATGGATGACCAAATACATATGGCATCTTTATTGGCTTGACTAAGAACTTGTCACCAGTGTCTGAGAATATGCACATCTCACCAGTATCAACATTGTAATACTCATAGATATTGCACATAGCTTCTTCTGTGTCATAGTTATAATCATAAGCATTGGTAGTTAGATAATCTATTGCTGCTGTATTAACAGCTGGTCCTACGCTTTGTCTTGCTGAATAATCATAACGTTCATCGTTCTTAACATCTTTTAATGTGCGGCGACTTTTTTGTGCAATCCAACGCAGGTCATTCATATCTGTTGCATAAGGATCTACATACATATTAAATGGGTCAACGCGCTCTAAAAATGGACGGTCTTCTCTAATTACAAATGTTGATTCAACATCACCTGTTGGTGGATTCTCCATACTTGCAGCTTCATCAGCAGTGTCTTGAATCTTATCAAGCTTTGCTTCTTCAACAAAACGATAACCAGTTTTAACCCAACCATGACCAATAATCAAATAGTCTTTTGCTGCTCTTTGAAACTCTGGTTGACAACCATAATGCTGCCACCAATAGTTAATAATTGATTCAGTTACTACAGCCTTGTCACCGTCTTCTGGTCTACGTGGATTAACATTAATCTTTGGACGACCAATAGCAATTGCAGGAGCTAGAGTATTAATAGTTGAGAATGCAACGTTAACAAGCAATCTGTCACCTACACCAGCACCACGATAATGCCTACCGCGATATAAGTTAATTAAACGTTGCCAAAGTTGAATATAATTTTGTTGTTCTAATACCTTTTGTGCTAAGTTAAGTTTCTGTCTATACTGACTTAACTTATCTGAGTTACTTTGACGTGCCATATTAACAATCCCACTTCTTTAATGCCAACGCTTTACGTGTTGGTCTTCCTTTAGAATCTTTCATTGGTCCTGGATTTCCTTCCATCCTTGCGCAAAATGATTTTCTTCTTGCTGCGGCCTTTGGTGACTTCGCTGCTTGCTTAGCGGATACTGGTGGTTTTAAGTTCATACCTTCAGCTTTTGCTGATGCACGGCCTTTAGCATTAAGTCCACCTGTAGGGCTTTTGCCTTCTTTCCTTTGCCATGCAGGAGTCTTAGCCATTATTTCTTTTTCCTTGCAGCTTTCATATTATCAATTAGATTTGGGTAAGGTCTACCTGCTGCTTTAGCAGAAGCTTTTG